CTTTCATTATGTTGACAGTATCGCCAAAGTTCTCGATTTCGCCAGTATAGTCGGTATTAGTAATATCTTCTGCCACCGAAGCTCTACGGAAGAACTTAAGAACTTTTTGGCTAAAAATTTCGGGTGCGAAGTTACCTGACGGTAAATTTCCATACCCTGCACTTGTAGTAAAAGCCATTATAGTATCCTTCCTCTATTTGAGGTTAGTTATTGGGTTATTCGCCCTTCTGTTCGTGCTAAGTCTATTTCTGTTTCCAGTTTTTCAAACTCCCACGATTTCAGCTTGGCGATGTCGGACATCTTCCAAATCTTCTTGTTGCTGTTAGAATCTGAAATTTCACGAACTTTTGGTGATTTTACAATTTCTGCAGCACTTCGTTTATTGGTTGAAGTATCCTTTTTTGATGTTATGCCAACATCATTTTTGTACAAGTCTATTACTCGGCTTGCCCATTTTGCATCCTTATTGTTCTTGTATATACCGTCTGCTATAGAAACAGGTTGGTCATCGAGCCATTCAAGAAACTTTTCATCTGTTTTAATTTCCTGAAAATCAGGATGGGCAGATAATAAATCACTGTAGGCACTTTGTACAACCATGTCTTCTTCACGTTGCTTAAGAGAGTTAATCTCTTCTTTGAGATCACCTGTCTTTTGCTCTGCTTGCATTGACGCAACAGTTTGAACAACTTTGTACACATCAGGATACTTTTGTTTAAACTCTGTGAGTTCTTCAGGAGTCGTAGGCATTTGTACTCCAGTATCCGTAACCTTATTAGCAGACTCCAGAGTATCACGTTCTGACTTCCACTCATCCAGTTTTTTATCATAATGACGTTTTAAATCATCATAACGTTTTTTATAGGCATCGCTTTCACCCTCTTTTTCCGTAGTTGCAAAACTTTCTTCTTTGGGAGTAGCTTCAGTCTGTTCCGAAGGGTCCATTGAATTTTGCTCTACTTCATCGTCATCCTCATCTCTATCGACTTCTTCCCGGTATTTATTTCGATAGACATTTGGGTTATTCATTACTCCAAAGGAGTCATTGGGTTTATTAGCTCTTGCACCTTTTACTCGTGTTGCCATTTTTATTACCTCATATATTGCAGTGCCACATGGCTGTGGGTAGCTGCTTCGGATGTCAGGGCCAGATATACTGGGTAGCTGACTAATTATTATCCCATAGTTGGACTAAGGAATGAATTTTTTTGTTTTAATTCTGGTCTACGTTTAGGTACAGGGGTGGAACGAGGTTTCTCATCCCTATATTTTTTGTACCATTCTAACAGTCTGACTGCTCGACTTGCTTCTAATCCGCCACTATCAATATTGGGATTTTTAATATATCCTTGTATTAAAGCATCTTCTGTGCTTGCTTTTTGATTAAGTATTCTTTTAAAAGTAACAGGGTTTTTAAATGCTCCCCCCCAATCCATAGCAAAAGCCGATACCTTATCCTCTGTATTATTAAATCCTTCGTAATCTTTTCCATGTATTTTATTAAATTTGTTCTTTTTAAAATTATAAACTTTAGAATTTAACTCAGAAACTTGTTCATCCGTAAGATTTAATTCTGGCAATTTAGTTGCACCTACACCCCTTACTTGTTTTGCGTTAGTGGCTCTACCATTTTGGTCATTTAATAGATGCCCATTTAAAGTATAGGGTTTTATTGCCGCATAAAGTTCTGGACTTAATTTCATACCTTTAAATTCTAAAGGAGAAAATTGTGCTAAATCAATTCCTAACCCTACCGTAACGCCACTTTTTTCAAAGGGGTTTCCTGAGTTTTTTCTAGGAACGTACCCTTTTCTTTTAGTGTAACCTGTTGGTGGTTTTTCAATAGCGTCTAAAGCATTGTATGCAACTTTTTGAAATTCATCTTGGGGTTTGTATTGCTCTGTAACAACAAAAGGTTTTTGTTTAATAGGTGTGTTACTAGAGGTATCTAAATCTTCAGGTCTGCGTTTAGGTTTATCTATAAGTTCTAATTCTTTTTTTTCTTTTTCTTTAGGGGATATAAAGCCCATTACGTCTTTCTTTATGTTGTCATATACTGCCCTACCTAAATTCTGTATGAAATTTCCTTCATCAGTTCCCATCATACTAGACTTATCTTCTTTGAGAGTTTCGTCTTTTGTGACTATATCACCATCTGCTTTTTTAACAAAGCCACCACGAGCTGCCTGCCCCTGTGCTTCTTCTTGTCTACGTTGAACTTCTTTTTGTCCACGTTTATTTATTTTTTGTAATTTGTCGTAGCCTATTTCTTCGGCTACTGGTTTAGGTATGTATACTTCATTTTTAGATACAGCTAGTTTTACACTTCTCTCTACTGGTATTTTAGGGTTTCCGTACTGAATGTCAACACCTTTTTCTCTAAGGCTTTTAATCGCATCGGTAATCATAGTAACAATATCTTGTCTTCCTGCAAACTCGGCAGCAGGTGCATTGATTATAAAGTCACCTTCTTCAGCTTCTAAGGGTATGTCATCGGCTACCGTTGCATCAGGACTTGCATTTTCTTGGGGTGAAATAAACCCTGCTCCTTGTACAATCTGGGATACGCCTTGTTGATTAGCTACGCCACCTTCTTGCATCCCTACTGTTCCGCCATCGGCATAGCCATCACTGTAAGCATCTGAAGAATCATCTTCACTAAATCCTGCGTTATCCCCCGAATCAAAATTTCCATTGTTGTCATTGCTGTCATCATTTGTAAAAAATCCACCCGTAGGCATACTATTAAAATACTCTTCTGGAGTACGTTCACTTAGAGGTGTTGATGTTTGCATTTGGTAAGTATCAGTGTCAACATCTTCTGTAACTATATCTTGATATTGTGGCATGTCACCTTCTGGAAATCTATCTATTTCTGGAATAGGGTATGATCCAAATATAGGATTAACAGGGACATTTAAGTTCGTGTAATCATCCCCTATATCTCTAAAATCAGCTGCAATAGTATTAAGATAGCTAGTTGTGTTTGGAGTGGATGTTATATCCCCGTTGTTTATCTGGTTTAATAAATCTTGTGCTTGAGTTGCTGTTAAATTGTTTGCTCCTGCAATGTTAGCCCTATTACCTCCAAATGCAATACCAGTGCTTGTATTGACCATTTCTCCCATGCCCATAACAAAGCCACTACCATCTGTTTTATAATTTAAATTGCCTTGACCATCAATAGCTACACCTGTGACTGCTCCCAGTCTACCAAAGCCTAAGTCAACTTCCCCACTATCTTGATTGTAAAGACCAATCCGTTTTTCTCCTGCACCAACTACCCTACTACGATCATAATCTTCTCCTGCAGGTATATTTTTTTCCATAGCAAAAGGAGATATGTAACCCTTTTGAGATACCTCTCTTATTACTGCATTTATATTTGGATACTCTCTTCCATTAAATATAACAGCACCTTGAACATCAGACTCAGCGTATGTGCCTACAGACGTATTATCTGTTATACCTAAAGCGTTCATAAACGTTGTACGATTTTCACTTTGATCAAGACCTTTTCCAAAAGCAGGTGATGTTGTTAAATCTATAATACGCCCTGTTGATTTTTCTTGGACTTGAACTGCCCCATAACCTGTCATACCAACTGCAGCAGCTTTTGTATCTACTGTTTGGGCATCTATAAGTCTATCTCCCATCTTGTTCATTATTTGACCAAATGGCAACCCTGTAAACACAGTAGCTGAGTCCATAACACCTTGAATACCCGGAGCTTTAGTAGCAACTGTTTTACCAGATACAGGGCTAGGTCTTGTAACAACAGAAGCAGGGCCACTTATAAAAATCTCTTCTAGTCTATCCCCTACTCTTTCTAGGAATCCTCTTTCTTCAACACCTTCACTATTAACAGCAGTGCCACCTGATTCAATAACAGTATCCTGCCCATACGCAGCTTTCCTAAGTTCAATAGCTTCTAGTAAATCAGCGTCACTTAAATCATAATCAAAAGTTGTAGCACCAACGCCACCTACGTTAGTAAGAAAGTCTGAACCTGATTCGTTAGTAGCCGAAGACTCTGTTATCTGGTTATTGTCTGATACGTTGTTTGTTGCTGTGCCAGTTGAAGTAGGGGAGTTAAATCTATCATATTGAATAGTATCCGTACTAGAAGATATACTTCTACTTCTGTCGTCTATGGATGGTGGAGGTGTGTATTTATTACCCCTGCCATCTACAAAACCACTAGTTCCATCTGGGAAGTATTCAAACCTTGCATCAGGTGGTAGTGTATTATAGAAATCATCACTTCTTTTTTTACTACCATCAAATAATTCTATGTTATCATTAGACTTATTTATGTTGACTTTTTCTTCTGGTGGTAAAACTCGCATTAGGGTTTTTATTCCTTATTAAATTTACTGTTGAGAGCCAATAGGGTTTCCAGTAAAGCCGCTTTCCCCTGCAACTGGCGAAGCTCCGACTCCGATATCGCCGCCGTCAACGCCCTGAAGACCACCTTCTGCTGGTCCTTGAGGAAGTCCTCCAGAGCCTGCCATGCCGCTGGGTTGTCCAGCAGGGGCTTGAGGTTGGTCAGGGGCTTGTGGTTGTTGTTGTTCATTTAAACCTCTTAGTATTTCTGCAAATATCTTTGCTTGGTTTTCATCATTAACAAGACTGTCTGGATCAATATCTTGTGATATAGCCAGTTCTCTTATAAGATTAGGTATCTTAACAAAAGGAGCAAGCATAGGGTTACTGACAGTCTGTAACAATGCAGTCAATCTTTGGCTTCTTACTTCTTTTTGCATTACAGCAGAAGTACCTCTTGGTTTAATTTGTAAATCCCCTATAATATCTGGAGACCTTTCATTGAACTGCATGTTCCATTGAAAGTACGCTTCACCTAAAGGCTTTAACAAATAGTCATCTATATTCTTTATGACTGTTTTCATAGCTAAGTTAGCACCTCCCATTAGCATAGATAACCCCGCTGCAGTACGACCTGTACCAGTAACGCCTGTTTGTCCGTGCATAATAGATGGTATACCTGTTTCTTCATCCGCTAGTTGCCTAGAGATTTGATACATCTGTATGTTCTCAGGAGCAGTGTTAGGGAACTTAAGCCCATTGATTGCTGTGCCACTTACACCAGATTGTCTTCGGAATATTTTACCGGGAAAGATGTCCATGTTCTGTCCGGGAACTAAACTAGCTTCATCTACGTCAAAGACTAAGTTACCTGCAAGTGCTAAGTTATCAATAGCCATTCTCATATGACCATTCATTAATAACTGTGCATCTTCCATGTTCTCAGGAACACCTACCCCAAACATTTGATAAGGGTTTATTTCGTATGGAAATACATGAAAGGGTATTCTAGCAGGAGTAAAAGGGTTAAGGACAAAGCGAATAACTTCGTTGCCACATATCCACACATTAACTTGTAACTGCTGTAGGTCAGACATATCACTGTCCACTTCTCCACCTGCAGAAATTATGAAGTTTTTGTCCATTACTCCCCAATACTCTAACACCTCAAATCTATTTGTGTTATAGTTAGGCTGAGTCTCGTCTTCACGTATAGTGTCTTCGTAGTATTTGTCTTCGTAGTTAGGGCCTTTAGCAATAACATTTTCAATTACTTCACTGTTAAAGTAAGGGTAACTAGTAAGGTTTCTTAGTTGCTGTGTTGTCATACGATGTCTTTGTATTACGTATTCAGCATCTTCTACGTTTATAGCGGATGGATCAGGAAAGAAATCCCAACACGATACTGCTTCAATTTCTGGGCATACCATGTCATACGGATCATATACTCTTTCTCCTTCTTCTCCTCTAGACCACCTATGAACTCTTTTGTTTTTCATCATAGGGCCTTTAATAATACCTGTACCTAACAGTATTTGTTCAAAGATAGACGTTCTTAAAACATTTACAGCGTTAGTATCAAGTAGCTGATCTTGTATTTCTTTCTCCATACTTAATGCTGCTTCTTGTGCAGGACTAATTTGAGGTTCTCCTAATTTAGCAGGACCTTCTGCTAATGGAGTACCTTCATACTTTTTATCAAGACCACCTAAAAAATCCATAGCTCCGGGTTCAACCTGTCTGCCATCCCCTTCAAAACCATAGGGGTCAACAGCATCAGGTTCAGCTACTTCATCTAAAGGTGTTTTAAGGTGGGCAAATTCTGCTATGCCTTCTGGCACAGGAGTTGATTCAACACTTATTGGAAAGTTCTTGTTAGCAAATAAAATATCTGTTATCTGCCCAAAAGAAGCAAGAACTTTTGTCTTTGTAATTCGTACAAAAACTTGAGACTTTTCTGAAGAACGATACTGTGTGCTAGTGTCGTAGATACCCCTAAAATTTTTGTAGGCAGACAGCCACCTCTGTTCGTGGCTTTGTCTTCCATTTTCAGCAGTTTCAAATTTATCTCGTACATAGCCAGATATTCCCGGAAGATTTTCTTCTGGGTTTTGTATATCGGCTATCGTCTCGTCAGGCGGTTGAAGAAAGTTGTCAGCCATGTTAGCTCCTAGCCAAAGTAATTTTTGTCGTCAGCCATTTTAAATAAAGAAGCTTCAACAGTTGGCTTAGACTGTTTCTTTGGAGTCATAGCGTTTAACTCAGTTATCTGACTATTAGATGTATCGAAGTCTTTACCTTCACGAGTTAATGGTGCGTCTGGTGCATTGTAGGATGTTTTATCGGAGTTCATTATGTATGAAGGTCCGTAGTTGTAGTTATTGTCGGGCATACTTATCCCCTTCCCTTTGTTGTAATAGGCTTTCTAATTGTTGATCCAACGTAAGTTGGCTCTTTCTTTTGGCTTCGTTGCCAAAATCTCCACTTTGTTTCTTTAAATTCATTTGTTTTTGAATTGCTAACTCATCATCAACTTGTGGAGAAACTTCTCCTCTGTATTGTTGTTCGTCAGCTTTATCCTGCATAACTTGTTGACCAGATCGTATTTGATCACCAGTTTTAATCTGTGCAAGTGGGTCATTGTTTAAGGTTGCATCAGCTACTGTTGAAGCACCAAACGTTTCTTTGACAGCTTCAGGGCCAAGTTCTAAACCTGCTTGGATTCCCGGATCAAGAAATCTTACTCCTGCTTCAGCCCCTGCCGCAACGTTAGGTCCTACTACCTGACTAGCTCCTCGTCTCATACGAGATTCAAAGCTATCATCATCACCTTCTAAAGCTTGTAGATTAGCGGATTGTGCAGCATTGTAGTCACCTCCTATAAAAGAAGCTCCGTACACTAAACCACCTATACCCAAGAATTTACCAAACATTCTTGTGTTGCCCATCTTTTCTTTTAACAACTTCTTTTCTTTTTCTAGCTCACTTAAATTATTGGCTTTATCTGCGGTTCTTTTTTCTTCATCTCTTTCATATCGTTTAGCTTTTTGAAAATCTTGTTGGTCTAGCTTTTCCATAACTCTAGACTCTTTGTTCTTTTCTCTTTCTTCAGCTAACTCTGCCCAACCTTTTTCTTTTTTTATTTCAGACTCAATAGTCTTTGCTTCAGCTTCTGCTGTGGCAGCTTTAAGTTCTGCTGCCCTCGCTGTTTTACGTTCATTTATAAGTTCTAAATCACTGTCAGACATTCCTTCTGAGTCGATACGAACATTGCCTGCTATATCATTCCCTTTTGGAACAACGTTAATTTTTATAGACCCTAACTCTTCTAGGTCTGGTAAATTAAGTTTTAAAGAAGCACCTAATTCATTTACTGTGTTTAAACCTAGCACCTCTGCATACATATTTTGCAAAGCTGTTAAAGCCATCTTAGGAGAGCTACCCACTTGATTCATTATTTTGGATACGTAATGCTTTCCTTGAATGTCGTTTAAGTCTGTAATAATGTCATCATAAGATGCGTGTCCCATTATCTTTTTTGCTTCTTCTTTGTATCCTAGTTCTGATACAATAATGGAAGGAACAATCTTTCTTATGTCAGCAGCCCCAGCTATCTTTCTTCCCATTGCTTTTTCAAAGTCAACAAATAGAGGAGAGATATGCTTTGTTACTGCGGCAGACATTTTACTTGTACTTGTTAGAAAGAGTTTATTGTTTCCCTTTGCTCTTTGAGCTTTCAGAATAGACATGGCTACTTCTGGTAACTCTACTGGGTTTCTTATCTTATGTACTCTTCTAAACTCTTCTGATATCCTACCAGTTTCAAAATCTATGTCGTCTACCGTAAGACTATGAACTTCTCCCGGTCTTAATGGCACAAGTGACTGAAAGCTAACTGCAGCGCGAGTGTTGGTGTCTTCTATTTTAGATATACCCTCTACTATCTTTTTTAAAGATATTTGTGCTTCAGGAACAGCTTTAAATTTTCTAGTGTTTCTAGCTTGGTTTGCTGCAGCTATTTTTAAATCTGGGTCTCTTGCTATTCCCCCTGCACCGAAGACATCTTTAAATGGGTACGCACCTTCCCCCTTACGATTCCATGCGTTTTTAAAAGCCTTTTGAACAGAAGTTAAATTTGTAAAGGCAGATTCAGGTGCTACCTCCCCTAATTTTTTTAAAATGTCCTCGTTTTGCAAAGAACCAAAAGGACTATCCATAGTAAGTCCTGCTTTTTCTAAATTCTTTAAGGTAGGGTTACGAACTTTAACTGTTGTTCTAGTCCCATCTGCTGCTTCGGATACCCTATCGACTTGATCCCTGCCTACAAGTTTAAACACTTCACCGATAGTCATATCTTTAGTTAATTTTATTTCTTCAGCCATTATTTAATATCCAAATGTTTCATTCTGTACTTGGTAGACTTGACTCTTGATGCCATTAAGCGTTTGATGAATCGAAGCATATCCTGTCATCCTTGTCATTAGCATGTACCTCAACGCATCGTAGGCGTGATCTTCGGCTTTGGTGTCAACGTCTTCACTATTAGTCTTGGAAAGAGGAATTGCTGCCAACTGCTTGACAGTGTTGCTACAAGTCGAAAACACTCGTAGTCTTGGTTCATTTGTTCTTGGGTCATCAGCTAACCTACGATGTATTTCCATCTTGCCTTGTATTCTGTTACGATCAGAAGGTGTCCAACGGACTCCACATCTCATCATTGTTTCTGCTATGGAAGGACCGAACCCCGTCTTGTTCCAACAAGAAGCATCGAGTACGGTATAATGTGGTAAAGGGTCTAGCTGCTCTGCTTCTAGTATTCTATCAGCTAATTGCTCTGCTGTCAACTGTTTTACGTATAATTCCCGATAAATCCAAATGTTATTATCCCAATCAATAGCACCCCATAGAATACAAGAAGGACTCGAGTAGCCATAGTCAGCTGCCCGTATTCGGGGCCAGTTGGTTGGTAACTCAAAACTCTCCACAACATGTTTAGCCCTCACAAATTCTGGGAAGGCACAGCCATCGGCTACATCCCAATCCCCGTCTAATAATCTCTTCCGTTCTATCTCTGGCAAAGAACGAAGCATTGATTCGTATTGCCCGTCTGCCATAAGGTAAGGATTGTCCGTTAGTCGTGCAGGAATAAACCTGCGATAGAACAATGGTTGACCTTCCTTTTCGTGACCTTGCGGCCAGTAGAACGGTTTGCCCGTTTCGACATCTGACGCAGGAAACGGTTTGTTGTGTTCCCCCATGTCGATGTACATCTTCTTAATCCACCATCCACCTATTCCACCCGGATTGGCAGTACACCTCATATACAAACTTTTTTGTAGTTCGGGGTCTGTACTTCTCAATCTTGATCTTAGGTAGTCCCACACGTAAGGTGTCGGGTATTGTGTTATCTCGTCTATCCCTATCCAATTGAAAGCCTGTCCTTGAAATCGGGTCACATCTTTGTCTTTGTCTAAGTAGGTAAACCAAATCGTTGCTCCCGAAGGGAAATGCCACGTTGACTTTGACTCCCTGAACTTAGCTCCGGGAAACGCCTTTGGGTAGAGTTGTCGTGACTTGTCTATTAACTCAGTAAGTTCGTCAAGAGTACGCCTGAGAAGAAGACCCCTATGATTGCCATTAATGCAGTAGCGAAGTGGATCTGCCAATAGGGCGAAAGATTTTCCCCCACCAGCAGCACCTCCATAGAGAACATCTCTTTCACTAGACGACAGAAACTCCTCTTGAGGTCCTTCATTCGGTTGAAACACGATCTCACGATTGCCCACAAGCTCTTGGACAGGTGGAGGAAGTGATGCCAACTCGCCTGTATCGATAATGGTGGTTGCATCTCCCTTAAGAGCTTTCTCAACGTTGTTAACTTTTTCTTCAAGTTTTCTAGCATATCTTCTCTTACTCTCTGCTACTTTGGTTACTTTCTCTGCACGCTTCTTTGCGTCACGTAATCTCTTTTGTGTCTGTCGTCTTGCTTTCTCTGCTGTTGACAGGAAATAAGACGCTTTAGGTGCATCAGGGTCTTTCTTAGGGCGACCTCTCTTTGGTGCATCGGTCAATTAAGCTTCTTCTTTGCCATAGGAGGCGAAAGTTGGGTATCCTTCTTTGTTCTTATAGAGTTTCAACTGTCTTTCAGCTTCTATGTGCAACTGTTTATCGGAGTATGGAGTTGATTCATTGGACTTTTGAATTGGGGCTAGGTTTTTAGCTTTTGCTTTAACGTCTTTACCTGTGTAACTGTCAACTACTTTTTGACCCGTTACTTTACTATTGAATATGACACCTACCCGTCTAGGTTGCTGGTATCTTTTTGCTTGTGGGTCGTTTGCATACATTTTGTTAAATGCTTTAGGGGTTTGTTTTTCTTTAGCCATCTATAATTACCTCTTTCTTCGGTGGCAACAGAACTATGCCATGCACTGCCTGTACATTTACGTTAGTTGTTTCCTGTTTTCCCAAGCCTACCCTGTTTAACAGCGATTCTGCAGCCCTGAAGCGTAGGTCGTCTCCTCTTTCGGGTACTGGGTTGTCTATTGTGCTTACTATCCGTGTAGCAGCCTTAAAAGCGTGCATAGACAGTACGTTCTTTGTGCGGGTGATTATCTCATCAGCTAAACTGGTCTTTAACCACGTTACGCTGCCCTTAGAGTAGCCTGCAGTCAGTGCCGCATCGGTTACATTTCCGCCATTCTCGAACAGATTGGTCAGGAAGTTCTCTTGTTGGGGGGATATATCACGTGAATTGTTTGTTTGTGGTAATAAATTCATGGCAACGATAGCCTTTAGGGTACACTGCTGACCAGTTTTCTTTTATATCTAGTGTCATACCTATTATTCTTTCCCTACACTCTTGTTCTGTACGGTAAGGACCTCTTAGGTCTTGTAGTTGTTGGCAACTTTCTGATGATTCAGGAACTCCCCACAGACAAACTAACACAAATGCTTCAAACATGGTCTTTATCTCTTGTTGAAATATGTCAAGGGCGTTAAGCTTGAGCCAAAGCACGGTTGATTGTTTGATTGCTGCTGCCCGAAACTAGCCTTGATACCACAAGTATACTAATTAAGTACAGGTATGTCAACTATATAGTAAATAAAAAAATAAATGTTGACAAATCTGATAAGAACGATATAATCGGAGTATACACGCCGGGATACATACACTCCCACTCCCCTCTGTACCATAGGGACACCCACAGGGACACCCAACGGGATGCGAATAGTCTGTACAAGTAACTCATTCTAGTAAAAATATGTCAACATTGCTAACAGGTACTGGTGTACCCCCCAGTGTCCCTTACACTCCCCCAAAAGAAATATATATAAATACTATCAATGATACGACCAATACGCTTGCCATTGCCAAAGGCTAACCATAGACCAAAGATCAACCTTTTATATTCCCTTTGATGATCATGCGAGAGTTAATTTTAATATGGCTGACAAGTTTACCCCTAGTGGCTCATTTATTGTACAAGTAACACCCGATAAAGGTTTAACTTGACTACCATTGCGAGCAATAACCCAAACAACCGAATAGCTCAACCCTGAGCAATACCAACAGTTTAAGTATTATTTGTACCAACACACAAAAAAACCCCCTAGAAACTAATCTAGGAGGCTTGGGGAAGTGGTTTATTAACTGAAAGTTATCTATATTTTCGCATACAACCATTCAAGTCTGTTAAAAGATAAGTTCCATTATCTATCTTCTCTTTAGTCTCTTTGGTGCTTTCTCCAAGAAATATCTTTCTATATCTTGACGTTGTATTTGAATAATCCCATCTATCGCAATCGACTAGAACCTTTCCACAGAATGTTTTAATTGCAATAATACTTTCATAACTCTGAAAGATTGTATCACCATTCTCAATCGTAATAACAAACTGATTAGCAATTGCTTTACCTGATCGAGAGCTAGTAAAGTTCTTAACTATCGCAGAATAAACTTTATCTTGAACTGCTGAACAATCTTGGTTTATATGTGATCTTTCATAATATTGTATAGTCATTAATTTGTTCTCCTATTGATTATTATATAATTACCTTTTAATCTTATTTTGTTAGTAATGCAACCATTGCATATTACACTTTCATAATCTGCAAGCGAACCCTCTAAAGCCACTAAAGGTATTTCAAAAGTATCTTGAAAGGTTTCTTTATGGTCGCAAACTTTACACTTAAAGAAATAAGCCATGATTAAACCCCCCAACTTAAATTAGTATCTAAGCCCATAGATAAAGAAACAAAATAGCTGAGAGTGAAGCCAATGCACATTAAAGAAAAGATGAGATATAAATCCTTAAGGAATAATACAAAGTCTGATTTATTTCTATTTGCTATTCTATTCATTAACTTTGCTCCTTTATTAGTTCTTCAAGATCAACCTGACCTCTATTATCAAATTGCCCATGATCTATTTTATTTTCTTCATAGGTAGGTTCAAATCTAACTCTATCTTTATCAAACTCTTGACCCTGATTATCTATTTGATCGTCTTTAGTATTAAGAACTAATAAATCCTGATCTTTATGACAGATAATTACATGCTTAATTTCTTCATGAGTTCGACCTTTTAAAGTTCCAACTATTTCTAAAACTGCAAGACTATCCATGATCTTAAATTGTACTGTAATTGTTGACCCTGAAATACTGTCTAATTTTTTATCCTTATAATTATATTCATGTTTAATTAAATATGTTTTTGTTTCCATTGTAAGAAATCCTTTTATAAAGTTATAGGTTTAAAAAAACCACCTCCAAGATATCCTGAAGATGGCTAATTGTAATATTATTTAATAATTCATGTCAACTAATTAAATTAGATATTAAATGCTGATCCATAGTTGTAAAATGTAAAGGTATTGCTTTATAATATTTATGGTTCTTTCCAATTACATCAATAGATTTAACAAACCCTTTTTTCTGCAAGATGTGAACGTATTGTCTAGTGGTGTTCTTGGATTTGTTGTGCTTGTCTGACGTTGCAATTTCTGACATCTTAAGAAACCCTGAATGTCTAATAACCTGATATATTTGGTGTTCACCATTTGTCATAACGTGCATATTATTTGCTTTGTTTTTGACTTCTTTATTTTTAACAATGGTGTCAAGTGTAGGCAAGAATACCTGAAATTGATCTGCTAGTTGCTTAGCTAGTTCATGGCATCTAAAGCCTGACCTATGACCTTTATTTTTAGCATTGTTAGATACTATAGATAAAGTTTCTAACAAATCTGACATCTTATTTAAATGATATCTTTTCATTTTTTATTCTCCTGATTAGATTAAAAATATAGAGGATATGATCACCAAAATAATGATGATCATACATAGCTTATAAATTGTAGCAATTAATTCAGTCATTAAGCACTAGCCATTTCTAAAGACTGCCAAGCATCACTAGTCAATAATTCCCTGACTACATCTGCACGTTGTCTTTCAACATTAGGCTTGTTGGCATTAGTTCGACCACCACGTATATTATCGATCTTTAAAGTTTCAGGATTGTATCTTGATACTTGGTGATCAGTATGTGTTGACCAATGAGTTAAGGCATTGTAAGCACCCCAAAGAGTAGAACCTAGCTCTTTCTTTTCTTCATCAAATAACTGAAGTAAGTAATTCATCTTGGTTTCATTGACGGGATTAATACCAACCTGAGCAGATTTACTTTTCTTAACACAGATAGTTTCTTTTAACATGTCTGCAAATTGTTGATCAGTAATTTCTACTCCTCTCCAATTAAGCATTAAATCTTTTTGATGATGCCACATGGATAAACCCAAACCTGCTTTTTGAACCATAGCACTTGGCGACAGATTTAAGGTATGCTTTTTCTTTTGATGATAGGATTTCTCACCACCAAATACTAAAGTGTTTCTGCATAAATCTCGATATGCTCCTGAGAAAACTTGGAAAGCCCAAGACGTATCCACAGAATTAAATACGTCAATTCTTGCTTTAACTATATCTCTAGAATTTGAAACGGGAACAGATAGATCATCATAATAGATTGTTCTTTGTGCTTGCAAGCCACCATTAACTAACTTATCTACAACTCTTATATTTTGTTTTGGTAAATCAGTTTGGTCTAATATCTTAGCTTGCTCAAAGAATAAACTTTCATGAGGTACTAATTTATAGGTATCTGCAATTGGTCGGCTTTGTAAAACTTCACCTAAACTTTCATTATACAAACCTGAATAATTATTTAGCTTAACTTGGTTTCCAATTCCGTATTGATCTTCATCAAATGCAAATAAAGGTATTCTTTTTATTTTTGCATTATCCTCAAACAAAGAAACATCAAAAGGATTTCCATGTTCATGAATTGTATTTGATCGTAAAGATTTTTCTTGATCGACTGTTATTATGCTATCCATAATATTTCTTCTTTCTAGGCTAAAAGCCTTTTGGTTAACCTACCTTAATTAGTAGATAGGTTTATTGTTAAACTATCTTAACTAGCTAAACAAGCATTAAATTTATTTTTATTTCTTATTTGCCTTTCCTTTTTTCTTAAAAATTCCATTTCAAAATGCCCACCTGAATAAATCTTTTTTATCCACGTTTCTCCTTTTACTGTCATTAAAGGTTCTTCATCTGAAGCATAGGCTGACAATATTTTGCCATCTACTTCTATGTTACCTTTAGTTTCTATCCAAACCTTAGCACCACAAGAAAGTGGCTTATCAGGTGAGTAAACTAACTCCATCTCACCTTTGACTTTGACATTATGGGCATAGGTATTATTGCCACCTTGCTTAACTGTAAAGATAGGATTGTTTTCTCCATTCTTTGCATTAGCTTTGATCACGTGTTGGTTAACGTGGATACGTGCAATCTTATTCATTATCTGTCCTCCCTATCTTCAGGTAGATCATCTATATTAACTAGATTATCTGTACAACACAAAGGACAATCTTTCCCATCTTCAGTTACCATTAACTCACTAACATGAAAGATAGACTTACAACTCCAACATTGAGAAATTTCACTCTGCATTGGCTACCTCCAAAGTATCGTCATTGATCTTTTTTAGTAACTCACGACAGAACTCTTTAACTACTGTGCTTTCGCTATCTGAATTGTAGTGAGCCTGAAGATGATCAACTACCTTAGATAAGACTATCTCACTTGGATACAAACCTTGCCTAAGTTCTTTTTGGATAGCCATCTGCTTTTCGTTTATCCTTAGTGCTTTATCTTCAACTAGATTAACTTGACCATCATGCTCACTAGTAGCAGTTTGGATAGCGTCTTCCTCTGACAAATTATCAATGTAGATTAACTCGTTTACCCTATCTTCTAAGTGGCTTTCCACAAAATGTTCTCTACTCATATCTTATCTCTCCTAAGTTTAAAATGAAACCAACAATTACTACAGACAAACTACCTAGTCAACCTCTTTCTTTGTATCAACATAAACCCTAAGACACTTAGACTTCTCGATAGGCTGACCTCTTTCATACTTTCTCCAACCCTCTGTCTTTTTGGTTTCTTCATCTAGATACTGACCACGTACTCTTATCTTATAGCTGACATTATTTAGGTACTTCCTAAGAAGATAAATAAACGTATCACCATCAGGATTGTTAGGTATCTCGCTAAACATTTTGACATCACCTATGATTGCATTGCTAGATAGGCTATTGTTGTACATGCGACTAAGAACTGCATTACGATCCAACAACCTTTTCACTTGATCGTTAAGTTCGTCAATGTTCTTCCACGCTATATCGTAGGCTTTGGTGGATACAGTAGGTGTAAGATTAGCTTGCCTAAGAGATTCTTTTAGTTCGTTGCTTTCTTTTAAAAGTTTAGCTCTTTCATTCTGCAACACCTGACAATTATCCCACATCACTTGGTAGGTGTCTTTAGATACAGTATCATCTAACTTACCTACGTTATGTTCATCATGTTCAAGCTGAGCAACAAGACGTACATTTTCCATTTCAAGTTCTGTGTGTGTACTCTTCTCTATCATATTCATAGATTTCTCTTTCCACTTATCTCGTTCCTTAGCTAGCTTAGTAAACTCCACCTGATAATCTCTAACCCTACCTTGCTTATCGTAGGGTTGGTAGGTAGTGTTATTTAACTGTTTCTTTAGTTCAGTAACTTGTTCAGTTAGTTTTTCTCTTTCGTCTAAATCACCTACACCTGATATAAAATTATCTTCTGCAAGTTTCTTATAGTTATCTGCTCTTTCTTTTTGTTGTTGAGCAAAGATAACATCTTCTGTAGGTTCATGTTTGCACATCTTAACAAAAGCATTTCTGACATACTGATCAGGCATCTGCTCAATATCCACAAACTTCTGCTTACTTCTTGAATAATACTTAGTCATCACGATCTCTCCAATTCTTGTTTCATTTCTTCCTTTGACATCTTAGATAGACGTTGTTCTAACTGTTGATTAGTTTCAACACCATATAACTTAGCTAGACTATCTAGTGTAGATTGACCACTACTAGACATTCTATCATACTCCCAATACAGATCAGTTACATACTCCCTTATAGCATTGTTCTTTTGAAACACATTTAATTTACTTGTCATCACGATCTCTCCTAAAATTTTGGTTGATATAACACACCATCTTTAACTAACTTTTTAAAGTACATACTTTGGTGTTTGTAAAAGTTAGCCTTATCATTTTGATCTTCCCATTCATGATCATATTGTAGTTGCCTTAACTTTCTGTATTCAGCCACACAGTCTACAAGATGTTCATCTAAACTAATTGATTGTCTCGTCACGATCTCTCCATAGTTTCGTACATTTTCTTTCAAGCTAATTCCTTAATCCATTCATAGTCTGTTGTCAAACCTTTTAAGATGCACTTGATAGTTTCGTTATTCCAACCATTGCCAAGCATCTTGTAACCCTGACTATTACTGACAGACTTACAGTAGTCATCAGGTAGGGTTTGCAACCTACAACATTCCTTAACAGTTAACTTTCTCCAATGTAATTTATGTTCTCCATAAGCATCAGGGTATCTACCACTTGGTAAAGGTGATACAACTGTATCCTTAGTTAAGGTAGACAAGCACCTAGCTTTATCTGACTTAGATACCTCAAGGGTTTGAACTATAGGTAGGTTAGTGTCATCATCTTTACGGACACCATTGCTATCTATTCTTCTGCCCGTGATTGATGCAGAGTTGCAGAGTATCTTAGGTTCTCTGTGACCACCTTGCATAGTCGTTAAGGTAGGACACTTGCCTTCAACAGAATAGACACGTTTGATAATGTCATAGCCTTTAAGATCAGCTACTCCTACTTGGTGACAACCATCACCAAAGACTAACTGTCTTCTTGACTTCTCAAAGTACATCTTCAGGTTACCACCTTTCCAATAGTTTGCATCTAGACAGTAGGATTTGTTTCTGTCCACACAACCACATTCGATAATGTCCTTAAGCACAATGTTCCTATCTTCAGGCATGTTAAACTCTATGTCAGTTATGTACATACGAACTCTACGTTGTGCAGATACTAAAGCTGAATTAATAATGTGTAGCTTCAGCTTTGGATTAATGTCTTGTAGTTTAGATAGGATAATATCTTCCCATTCCTTTTTCATCTTGACATTTTCAAAGAGTAGCTTGACATGAGGATTGGCAGTATAGATAGCCTTGTAGATATTAAGGAACGTGAAGAACAGTTTGGATTGTTCGTGCTGAAAATTTAACTGTTTTCCTGCAACTGAAAAACCCTGACAAGGTGAGCCACAAAAGATAACATCAATGTCTTTGTGTGAGACTAGCTTATCTAGTACACCCTCGACACCACCTAGATGAATAAGATCATCATGGTTATCGTTAGCTATCTGAATAGGATACTTATTAATTTCTGAGGAATACCATCTAGTAACGGGCAAACCTAATTCTTTTACAGATTGCCTAGCTACACTACCACCTGAGAATAATTCAAGATATATCATCTATTATCTCCATTAAATCATCTTCCAAAAAGACGTAAGAATTTTTGCCACTATTTATAGTGTACCAATTTTCATTACTCCATCTTTTTCTTTTTATTATTTTACCCTCTGCTATTTCAATAAGATTACCTTGCATATATTCTGCACCCTGAACATCTGCTCCTATTCTATATTTAAATGCCATTATAAATCAACTCCCTTTCCATTACTAATACTTTGGCTAAAGAACCTAGTGTAGTCTTTCTCTTTAACTGCACTAGGGTTATCTTCAAAGGTCATCTCATCTTCAGATGGTTCAATCTTTTTAGATCGCAATTCCTTAAACAACTTCTTTACTTCAGCGTTATCTGATTGACCATCACCTTTACATTCTGCACATCTCTTAGCTGAAACACGAGGTTGCTTAGATGCCCTTAGCTTATCACCACACACACAACAAGTAGAAAAGAGTAAATCATCTTTAGCTATCTGTTCTTTGGTTCTGTACTTGTTTGTCATTATTCTTTCCTACTCTCTATAATTGAATTAATGTAATCCCTAAGCTTAACTATCTGATCATCATTCCAACAATCTCTAACTAGATAGCAAGTTCTCATGGTGTTTTCCTCTTCAGGCTTAGTCTCTAGCAACGAATTATAACTAAACTTTTCGTGATCTTTTTCATTGTATTGAAAGCCACCACCCATTTCTTCTTTACTGTACCAATTTATCATATTTATCTCCTATATTTATGATCAGGGTATCTTGTACACCTAACTAAATATATACGTCAAGCGTTATTTATTTTAATTATTTTATTGACACTATTTTAGGTTACGTGCTATACGACCTTATCCCATTGGGAGATACACCCCACAAGGGAGATTGGAGATAACATGGCTAGACCAAATAAGATAGGTGACAAAACTAAAAGTTATAACTTGACAGTTTCTGTGGCTGACTATAATGAACTAGATAAGTTTGCTACTAGGGAATCTGATAGGTACGCTATTCAAGTAAGTGTAGCTGATCTAATCCGAAATGCAATCAAACTGTACTTAGAAGATTTGAGGATCGCTAATGATGAATGAGTTAAAGACTGACATTACTAAAAGAACCCATGACGATAAGTGGGTGCTTTGGGCAAAGCTATCTGCAGTACGTGTAGGTTTAGAAGACAAGGAACAAGTCAAGGTAGGTAACAAGAGAGACTACCTTACATGGATACCTATCTACATTACTACCTCTCGTGTTGAAGCTATCGCTGATAAAGATAGTGGGTGGCTAGATAAGTTAGGTCAAGTCTATACTGTGAATACTAAGCAGTATAAAGATGCGACAAGTATATGAACCCTAGATGGATAAAAGGACATGTGGAATCCCTTAATATTGCACCTTATGGGCGTTTTAGGTCTGATTGCCCTGCTTGTGGCAAACCAAATACCTTTAGTGTAAGTGACAATGGCTTTGAACGTCTTTGGTTTTGCTTTCATGCAGATTGCAACGTTAAAGGTGCAACGGGTGTCAGCTTAACTAAGGAAAACTCTAAGAGTGCATTTGTCAAACGTGAACCAATAAAAGAAGAAGCTGACATTAAGTTTAAGATACCTGATACGTTTGTGTCTTTGTCTCGCAACATTAATGCAGAGAACTACCTAAAGAAGACTAACTCTTACGATGCCTACCTAGCAGGGTTGGCTGACATAAGATACGACTTCCAACGAGATAGGGTAGCCTACCTAGTTAAAGAAGGTGACAAAGTTGTAGATGCAACGGGTAGAAGTTTAACAAGTAGTAAACCGAAATGGTTAAGATATGGTAATAGCAAACACCCTTTTGTGTGTGGCAGTAGTGACAATTGTTTTGTTGTGGAAGATTGCCCATCAGCATGTTCTGTTTCTAATTTAGTGACGGGATTAGCTTTGATGGGAACATCACTATTAGATAGCCACATACAAGTAATCAGGAATTATAAAAAAATTTTCGTGGCTTTAGACAAAGATGCAACTCGTAAGGCAGTTGACATTGTTAGGCATTTGTCTAATCATGTACCTACTAAGTTAGTGGTACTAAAGAAAGACCTAAAGAATATGGAGAAAGAGGATCGAGATGATTTCATCAACAGTTATATCAGTAGATAAACAAGTCTTAGGATTTTGTTTGGACATTGATTTCTTTGCTAAGGTAAAGAATAAAATAGACAGAGATATGTTTGATAGGGAACTCAAAGATATTTACGACACGATAGTTTATTCCCACACCAAGTACACTAAGACGTTAACTAAGTCTGAATTGTCAGGTATATTTAATGATAGAAACCCTGCCATACCTGACTCAGCTAGGAATCGTGTTCAAGATGTTATATCTGAACTCGATGACAAACCTACTGACAACAATGAACTTCACCTAGACTTGGTTAATAATCTGTGGCTCAGGGACAGAGCAAGGCAGATAGGCGAGAAAGCTCTTGAGATATTCACGGGTGAGAATGAGGAGTTTGGCGAACTGCGAAGACTGATCGATGCAGTTGAAGATGGTCGTATGAGTGACAAAACTACCTACACTATAGTAGATAAAGATTTGTCTCAGTTGCTAGAAGAAGAAGCAGGAGTATCTGACTTCCCTTTTCACTTTCACCTTATCCACGAAAACCTAAAGGGAATGGATAGGGGAAACTTAGGAATTATATTTGCTAGACCTGAAGTGGGTAAGACTACCTTTTGTTGCTTTCTTGCATCTTCGTACATCAAGCAGAAGTTTAAGGTTACCTATTGGGCTAACGAAGAACCTGCAGGTAAGATTAAGTTACGGATTATCCAATCTTATTTTGAACTGACAAGAGATGAGATGGTGATGCAAAAGGTTGCTTTGTTAGAAAGGTATCGTGTTGAGATAGAACCTTACCTGACAATCATGGACTCTGTTGGTACTTCGATTGAAGAGGTCGATGAGTATGCCAAGTTAAATAAGCCTGACATTATGTTCTGTGATCAGCTAGATAAGTTCAGGATTAGTGGTCAATATAATCGTGGTGACGAGAGACTAAAAGAAACCTATGTGACTGCAAGAGAAATTGCTAAGCGAAATCAACTACTTATGTGGGCAGTTAGTCAGGCAAGTTATGATGCACATGATCGTCAATTTATTGACTACTCTATGCTTGACAATTCTAGAACAGGTAAGGCAGGTGAAGCTGATGTAATAATAGGCATAGGTAAAACGGGATCGAGTGAAGTTGAAAATACCATGAGACATATCTGTATATCTAAAAATAAAAATAATGGGTGGCATGGTATGATCAATGCTCAGATAGATGTACATAGGGGGGTGTATTATTAGTAAATTTAGATACCCTTCTTATGCCATATGGTTAGCTAGGGCAAAGAGAAGAAGATATTGGCTTAACTACATTAAAGTCAAGTGTGGTTGTTTTGTATGTGGGTATAATACTAATGCCCGTGCCTTGCAATTTGACCATGTAGGAATTAAGAAAAGAGAAGTAAGTAAACTTGTCATGAATAAGATAAAAATCTTGTTTAAAGAAATAAGAAAGTGCAGAATACTCTGTGCTAATTGCCATATAATAAATACTGATAGGAGTAATAATGGTAGAGGTAGAAAAGTTAAACGTGCTGACACTTGATGTCGAGACAACTCACAAGACAAAGGAAGCAGGTGGTACGACTGCCTTGCCTTACTTTGGTAACAGGCTTGTATCTATTGGGTACAAGTGGTTAGGAGAAGAAGAGGTAGGATATGATTTTGTGTTTCACTCTGATCAAAGAGCCTATGTAGACGATGGGTGGTTTGAGAAAATACAAGATGAACTTAATAGTGCTGATGTAGTAGTAGGTCAGAACTTTAAGTTTGATCTTACGTGGTTACGTGCATGTGGCTTTACTTACGATGGTCATGTGTATGATACTATGGTGGCTGAGTATATCTTAGCTAAGGCAAGACGATGGTCACTTAGTCTAGACTCTCTTGCAAAACGATATGGTGTAACACCAAAAGAGAAAGACTTGGTTGCACCTTACTTAAAAGATGGTAAAACATTTTACGATATACCCTATGAGATTGTGAAAGAATATGGTATAGCAGACGTACTTGCTACGGAAGAGGTAGCAGTAAAACAACTTGAAGCCTTTGGCACAACATTTGGAGAACTATTTAATGACATTAATACCAACACTCAGGCTGTCGCTTGAAATGACTAACGTTCTTACTCGCATAGAGATGAACGGACTTAAGATTAACTTGGACACTCTGCATGAGATTGAAAAGGAATACAATGAGGAACTTTCCTATTTGGAAACTAAGCTACAGACTATGGCAAAAGAAGCTATGGGTGATACACCTGTAAACCTATCTAGTCCTGATGACAGGAGTGTACTTCTTTACTCACGTAAGGTAAGAGACAAATCCATGTGGGGACTGACATTTAATCTTGGTCACGAGATGCGGGGCAACACTATGAAGCCTAAGTTACGTACCCGTATGAAAGCTAATGTGTTCATAAGGAACGTGAGAAACATGACTGACGTTGTGTACAAGACTGTAGGTCAGATGTGTGCAGGGTGCTTAGGCAATGGTCGTGTCAGGATGGTCAACAAGAATGGTCAGCCTAGCAAGGTGCTTAACATATGTAAGCCATGTAAAGGTAAAGGCATTAGATACATGAATACTAACGAGGTGGCAGGCTTTAAGATTGTACCTCGTAACCCAAAAGATACTGCATCTGCAGGATTTAAGACTGACAAAGTTACCCTAGAGGATAGGTCACTTGAACTTAGTGGTGATGCCCGTGAGTTCTGTACTTCTTATTCTAGGTACAATGCTATTCGTACTTACCTATCTACCTTTGTGGAAGGTATGAAAAACAATGTGGATGATGATGGCTTTGTTCATCCTGAGTTCATGCAGTGTGTTACTGCTACAGGTCGGTTGTCATCTCGTAATCCTAACTTCCAAAACATGCCACGAGGTTCTACGTTTGCCATACGTAAGGTAGTCGAGAGTCGATTCGAGGGTGGTTTTATTCTTGAGGGTGACTACTCTCAGTTAGAGTTTAGGGTTGCAGGGTTCTTGGCTAAAGATGCCCAAGCCTACAAGGATGTTTTGGATGGGACTGACGTTCACAACTACACTGCATCTATCATAGGGTGTAGCAGGCAGGATGCGAAGGCTCACACCTTTAAACCTTTGTATGGTGGTGTAAGTGGCACACCTGCACAACAAGCCTACTACAGTGCCTTTAAAGAGAAGTATGAGCAGGTAGCAGAGTGGCACAAGGAGCTAGAGAAAGAAGCAGTCAAGACAAAAGAGATAAAGTTACCATCAGGTAGGGTCTATGCTTTCCCTGATGCTAAGTGGACTGATTGGGGATCGGCTACAAATCGTACTGCCATCTGTAATTATCCCGTGCAGGGGTTTGCAACTGCTGACCTGCTGCCGATTGCTTTAGTTGAGCTAGACAAGGTGATGAGAAGCTTGAAGATGCAATCAGTTATATGCAACACAGTACACGATTCAATAGTGCTTGACGTTCATCCAACGGAAAAAGATCAGTGCATTAAGGTATTATCTGATGCTATGTTATCTATTTCTGATGGCTCGAAAGCTAGGTACAGCATAGAATACGACATGCCTATAGGAATAGAATTAAAAATAGGTGAAAATTGGCTTGACTTATCCGAAGTAAATTACTAAGGTTAGGTTACCGAAACCCAAATATAAAGGAAATGACATGGGAAATGATATGACTACAATCGATAACGACATGGACAACTTGGTATCAGCGTTTAACGATGATGATACTGCTACGTTTATGGAATTAACTGGACAAGCGAAAGCAACGTCTAGCAACACTGGACTATCACGACTTAACATTAACTACGATACAGAGACAGACGATGGTGTCGCTTTGACTCGTGGCTCGTGGAAGATGTTTGTTGATGGTGAGTACATCTACGCTAAGGAAGTTTACATCCGACCTATCTTACGTACATTCGAGTGGAGTGTGTGGGACATGGAGCAAGGAACTTTCTCTTGCAAGTCTGTACAGAAGCCTACCTTATCAGGTGAGTTTCCAGACACACAAGCAGGAAACAAGTGTGGTAGGTTACCTAAGAAAGAAGAGGAGATACTTTCAGATGATGACCCACTAAAATTAAAGTCACGTTCTGCCACATGTAACCAAGTTATATATGGTCAGGTAAGTGGAGATTTTGTTAAAGCAAATGGTGATCCTGCTAAGATGGACAACCACCCATTTGTTGCATACTTCAAGCGTTCAGGCTTTAAACCAATTAGAGAATTTATTGACGGACTTACAAGGCAAAAGAAGATTATGCAAAAGGTCGTCATAAAGTTAGCAACGGGCAGAGTTAAGAGTGGCTCAGTTGTATACTATATCCCAGTTCCTTCTCTCCATAAGGAAGTCGAAGTCTTGGATACAGATAAGACATTGATGAAGGACTTCAGTGAGACTGTAAAGGCTCATAACGAGAACGTTCTTAATCAGTTTAGAGAAGCTCAGAAACTCATTTCTCCTAGTGAGGAACAGGACTTGTCGGCTGATTTCAATGTTAAATCTGCTTAAAATTCAAGACTACATGCAGAGAGCTACTAGGGGGGAAGTCACGATCTCCCCTAGTGCTACTCAAGACTTTGCAGACGAATGTAAAGAGTCAGTTGATATCCAACTAAATAGGAAGCGTGAGTACAGAATAAGAATGTCTGGCTTAGGTAGACCTCTTTGTCAGCAACTACTAGAGAGGTCTGGTCTTGTTGAGGAGATGGACTACAATGCTCTGTTTCGTTTTTTGTTTGGTGACTTAGTTGAATCCGTTGCAGTTCTTATTATGGAGCAGGCAGGGGTAGAGATCGTTGAGAAACAAAAGGCAGTCTCACTTAACATTGCAGGACAGACAGTAAATGGTACACTTGACCTTATCTTGAGAGATGAGATGGGCATAGATAAAGTGTGGGATGTTAAGTCTGCAAGTGAGTGGGCATTTAAATTTAAGTACACTGGCTATGGTGGCTACGATAAGATAAAGGAAGATGATCCCTTTGGCTATATCATGCAAGGTCATCTATATGCAGAAGCTACAGGTTTACCCTTTGGTGGTTGGATAGTTATCAACAAATCAAGTGGTGAAGTGGCTATGGTTGAAGCTCCTGATTGGCAAGATGAAGACAGAAGAATCTACATGGCTGATGCGGAGAAGAGAGTTAAAAGATTAATAGACCCTAACCCTGACTTTGTTAAACCATTTAAGTCTGAGTTTGAAACTTACAAAGTTAAGAGTGAGGTGGTACGAACTGGTAACAAAACCTTACCTAAGATATGTGGCATGTGTGGCTATCGTTCACGTTGTTGGTCAAAGGCTCAGTTGTTTGACAAGATAACATCAAAGGCTAAGAACCCACCTAAAGTATGGTACGATGTACTAAAGAAGAAAGCAATCTAATGCCTACCCTAATTCTACATACCTACCAAACAAAACTGTTAGAATTAAATGATGAAGTCTACCATGCCTACGTAGAAGCAGATGTAGAAAAAGGTGGTGGCAGAGATATAGTTTTCTTGAGACAACATGACAGAGGTGTTCCTCTTACGTTACGTGATAACTATTCAGGGTCTGGAAATCTTAAGGGGGAGTCCTCTAAGAGAGACATGGACAAACTTACAAAACAATTCCAAGCTATCAGCACCATCATTAACAACGGAAAGATTATTTGTATACCAGTTTATCCTTTGCTAGATGAGTTGGTTATGATTGAAAAGTACATACCCACTATGGCACAATACATACACAAGAACTTAGATAAGCTAAAGCTAGGAAGAACGTAACCATGAAAAAGAATGTAGGATACCGATCAAAGTTTGAGCTTAAGTTAGCTACCTACCTTGCAAACAACAAAATTAAATTTGAATACGAAAAGGATAAGTTCAAGTACCTTCCTAAGATAAGAACTTACAACCCAGACTTCTACATACCAGAGACGGACATCTACATAGAAGCTAAGGGGGAGTTCACCACTGCTGATAGAGTTAAGATGGTTCTTGTGCAACAACAACACAAAGAGTTAGATATACGCATGGTGTTTATGAACGCAAAGAATAAGATATATAAAGGAAGCAAGACTACCTACGCTGATTGGTGTGACAAACACAATTACAAGTGGGCGAATGAAACAATCCCTGCAGATTGGCTGAAGAAATGAAAAAGAAAAGCACAGATCAAAGTATGCTCCTAGAGAAGAACAAGTATTACATAGTCTTGTCTGATTTAGAAGACGATAAGTTTCACATGGTAACCTACGATACCACTGGTAAAGTGTATGATTGCCACGAGGATCATTCTGTTGCATCAATCATGTACGAAGGATTGCTTGCTCTTCTAAGACGAAAGGGAGATACAGTGTTTCGTTGTGGCGAGTCTGAGATAGAGTTTAACTTTAACGCAGATGAGATAGAGATAGATTTTGATGAAGACTTAGGTGAAATACTTGACACATCGGAGAATGTTGTTAAAGTAGATTTCAGAAAAGATTAATGTTAGGTTATAAAGAGTTCATGTTAAAGAGAATAAAAGAAGAAGAAAGTAGTATGGTTGACCACCCTGCACACTACAATGCGTCAAGCATAGAGACTATAGATATCATAGCTTCTATAACTGGCGATGGTTTTGAATCTTACTTGCAAGGAAACATACTTAAGTATTTAGCTAGATATAAATACAAGAATGGTGTAGAAGATTTAGAAAAAGCAAAATGGTATTTAAATAAACTAATTGAGACAATAGGAGAAGACGAAGATGGCATCTAATATGTTACCAAGTTCTTATCAGGAGTTCATACACAAGTCTAGGTATGCTCGTTGGTTAGAAGATAAAGGAAGAAGAGAGAATTGGGGCGAGACAGTCACAAGGTATGTGGACTTCATGTCCAAGACATTGCTTGAGAAGCACAACTACAAGATAGATAAAGTTGATAAAGAGATGATGGAAGAGTATATCACAAACTTAAATGTGATGCCATCTATGAGAGCAATGATGACTGCGGGTGAAGCTCTTGAGAGAGACAACACTTGTGGGTATAACTGTAGCTACTTGCCAGTTGATAGTCCAAGATCATTCGATGAAGCTATGTACATATTGATGTGTGGAACTGGTGTAGGTTTTAGTGTGGAACGTGAGAACGTAGACAAGTTGCCTATTGTTAGCGAGAACATGCAGAAATCTGATGTGGTAATCGTGGTGGATGATAGTAAGGCGGGTTGGGCAAAAGCCTACAGAGAGTTAGTTGCTTTACTTTATTCGGGGATGATACCATCGTGGGATGTGTCTAAGGTTAGACCTGCAGGAGCAAAGTTAAAAGTTATGGGTGGTCGAGCATCAGGTGCTGATCCCCTTGTTAACTTGTTTAAGTTTACCATAGATAAATTTCAAGAAGCAAAAGGTAGAAAACTATTCCCTATCGAGTGCCATGATATTATGTGTAAGGTGGGTGAGGTTGTTGTTGTAGGGGGTGTTAGACGATCAGCTTTGATTAGTCTATCTAACCTTAACGATGATCAGATGGCTCATGCTAAGACAGGTCAATGGTGGGAGAATGAAGGACAAAGAGCCTTAGCTAATAACTCTGTAGCCTACAAAGGCAAGCCAAGTATGGAAACATACATGCGAGAATGGTTAGCTTTGTATGAATCTAAGTCAGGTGAAAGAGGTATGTTTAATCGTAGGGCTGCCGATGAACAGGTAGCTAAGAGTGGAAGAAGACAGACAGG